GTCGCACCGGATCCGCTCGCGCCACCCGAGCCCGATGTGCCGCCGGTGCCGCCATCGCTGGAAGAACTGCACGCCGAAACGGCGAGCGCACCTATATCCATCTTAAGTAAATAAGAAGCGTTGGAGACGATATTTTTGATAGATTCTTCCCAATTAGACATTTCAGAATTCGTAATAACTTTTTTGCAAACTTCTGAAATGTTTTCTTTTTGGGCTTTCTTTAAAGATTTTACACCAAGCTTTTTCTTGTATAAAGATTGAGCGGTAGACTCCAAATCCCGAATCTTATTAAGAAGAGAGAGGAGTTGGTCTACAGCATAACATTCTTCACTCGCCTTGGATGTTCCCGTTGGGCGACCCCCTCCCGGTGCAGAAGTTGACGCCGTTTTGGTGGAGACTTGGCCGTTTTTATCGTTATTTGGATCTTCAACAAGAAGGTTTGTTGAAACCAAGGGAAGGTAATAACCCTCTTCTCTAGCCTTTTTATAGGCTTCCTGCTTCTCCTGAAGATCTTCGGCTTTTGGAAATTCTCCTTTGTGAATGGTTTCTAAACCTTGTTCGGGCGTTAGGATTCCCAATTCCATCATGCGGGTTGTTAGCTTTTGCAAAGACTCGTCAGAAACGACATCCTTTTTAACAAATTTCGCCTTCGGGGGTTTAACATATCCAACCTGCCGACAAACCGCATCAATTTCTTTTTGTAAGAAATCATTTAGAAATCGACCGCGACATTCTTCAAGGCGAGCGAAAAAGATTTTTAGCTTAGAACTTAAATCAGAATATTTTGACTCCCCCAAAAGAATGTTGCCCAACCCCTGTTCAATGTCTTTGTTTAATACTTCATATTTTTCTTTCCCCAATACCTTTTTCAAATCTGGCATTAACCACTCTCCTTTTGTAGTCCAATCTGCTACCAAAACCCTTCCCACACTCTTGTTTTCCAAGAGTTCTTGCATTGCTTTGATGCTAGAATGATCAATTCCGCCATCATCGGGTTTGGCTCCCATTGTAATAAGGAGCATGACATTTTCAATTGAGCGGCAAATTGCTTGGTCTACATTTTTTAATTCCAGCTTTCTATTCAAATCGTCAAGAACCGAAAATCCCGGAGGGATCGCCATTGGTTCGTAATCTTGTTTTTTGTAAAAAACGGGGAATAAAACGTCTGGAGTTAATTCAATAAAGATTTTTTCATTTGAGACATATTGATTTCTCGACTTGATTTGTTGCTGAGTTTCTTTGGGAAGAGATTCAAGCAGTTCCTTATCCTCCTTTGTTTTTGCTTTCGATAAGCGAGAAAGCTCAAATGGAGTAAGAATCTTAGCGTATTTAAAAGATCCAAACGTCAACTGGCCATTGACAATGATATCAGCAGGGTTCAAAATAATGTATTTTACGGGCACACCTTTTTTTGCCGCCTGTGACAAGCCAAAACCTTTGAGAGTCTTTGCCGCCAAAGAAGATTCTAATTTATATGCAAATACATTTCCAGAACGCCAATATTCGCGGAAAAATTGCTCCTTCAAATCGTAAAGCTTGATTTTTTTAAACCATGCTTCAACAAATTTTCGACTAGAAGCATTTCCGCTTTTAGGATCAAGATAAATTTCAGTATTAGCGAATTCAGCCAAAAGGTCTAGAGTGCTTTTAAAAACAGGGATATTGAAATAAGCTTTTTGGCAAAGGACTACGGCATCGCAAACTCCAACTTGGTCTCCGCTATATTCATAAGGAAGAATTCCATTAGCAATATTAGCAAATCTTTCTGTAGCGGTTCTTGTTGCAATTTGATTTTTTCTTTTTGAAGTTTTGTCTGAAGAAGAGGACGATCTACTAGCCTTTGATTCTTCGTATAAAGGTTCTCCAACGGAAAACGGCTCAAAGGATGTTGATTGAGTTAATTTTGAATGACGCGCAACTTCACTATTTTTTGACATTCCTTGGGAAAGGTTTTGCCAATAATCTTGGTTTTTCTTAATGTATTTGCGAGCCATCGGAATATTTTACACTAGATCAAAAAGTCGAAAAATTTTCGACTTTAACCAAAAAAGGGCGTGAAGGTGGAGGCAACCTTTGGCTTTTCCGAGGCGTTTATTGCATCAAAATAGATTTTTGCCATCCAATTCCCCAAAACCAAAGCTGAATAATTGTCTTTTCGAGGTTTGTTCGGACCTTTAATCTTGGCCATGTGCGGGGGAAGACGAAATGTTTGAGACCCTTGCGGGTTGGTAGCAACTTCAATATTAGAAGTTTGAGTCTTCGTTAATTTAACCATTCCAGCCAAGTGATCTAAAAACTCCACAATTTGAGCCGGTTCTGTTGGTGGTTTTTTAAATTTAGCATCCCACTCCAATTCCTTAATAGGCAGCTTCTTCTTCTTCTGAAGCTCGTAATCGTTATTAATAGGTTGCGAGGCGAAATAAATTCTTTTATGGTCAATGCTTGCTTGTAGGAGTTCATTTGCTTGGCGAATCCAAGAACTCGTCGGCTTTCTAAGAAAGACGTATTTCTTTTGAGATGGGCTGAGTTCGGTTTTGAACTTATAAACGTCATCCATATAGCTTTCTTGTTTTTCAAATTCATCTTGAACTTCAATAACACCCAAATGAATCCCAGAATTTTTAAATAACTCACTTTCATTACATGCGGAAACAAATTGAACCCCGCCAGCATAATCCATAACAACAGAGACTACATTAAAATGAGTGATCAAGTAATGAAAATAGAAAATATGTTTTTTCAATTCCGTTCCCGCCATTCCGTAAGCATGAACTAGACAGGGTTTTTGGTCTTCTTTGTTTAATTTAAATACCTCCATTGCAAAATCGTCAGACCCCTCATCTTCCGACCAAGACGGATCAACAGAAACAAGATATTCAGCCTTTGGATCTCCAACAATCTCAATATACGGCTCTCCCCCTTCAGGAATTGTGCAAGCCTCCATTTTGGAAAGCCTGAAATAAGAATCCGATTCTGAAATAAATTGCCCGCCATATTCTCTGGCAAATGTGGCTTCTGACATTGTAGATTTTGCGGAAGCAATTTGTTTTTTATCATATTGGTTGATCACGCATTCATAGCTATACTGAAAAATGACCTTATAAGAGTCATCTTGAAATTCTAATCCATCCTCTTTATGCTTTGTTTCATTCCCTAAGATTTGATCTCTATATAGGCAATAAAGTTCATACATATACTCAAAGGTAAAAGAGGGTGAAGATAAAAGAATCAGTTTATTATCAACCCACTTATACCGCTCATCTTCGGTCATTTTCCCCTCTCTAATTAATTGGTCTTCAATTTCTCTAATCTCGTCTCTCTCAACAGGATTATCAATAACACCAATAAAAGGAAGAAGGACTTCCGTAAAAATATTTTTTGGCATATTCAAAAACTCATCAATCAACATAATCTGAAAGCGAAATCCGCGAAGTTTTGAACCGTCTGCTAGGGGAAGCGCAATTGCCTTGCTCCTTCCACACGACAAGGTCCACATATCCGTTCCCTTTTGAAAGGTAAATAGACCTTTCATCATTCTACATGCGGGTTTATTAAGAATATCTTCCGCTTTTCCCAAAATTAATTTTGACTGACGAAAAGAACTCGATAACACCCCAATAGTTATTCCTTGCCTAAAAACAAGCTGCAATAATAAGAAAACGGCGCAAAGCCAAGTATTATGATTTACAAATCCATTACTCACATAACATTTTTCATTAGCAACTTGTATATCAACAGTAATATCTTCTCTAATTTCTACTTCTTTAATTTTATCAAAATAAATATCAAGACTAAGAATTTTTTTTATTTTTACAGAATCCTCTTCGTCAAAAACTCCAAGTTTATACAGGCGTTCGAGTTTTGGTCTTGATATTGATTCGGAACCATAAGACAACTCAAACCTTCCAAGTTCATCTTTAAAACAAGACCCGTATTTCTTATGAATGTAGTCCTTGCATGGAATTTTTTTGTTATACTCTTTTTCTCCGTTCTCTTGATTAGAAATAACATATTCAACTTTATCTTGTTTTCGCTTTAGTCGAAATTTAATGTTATTATTAAATAATCGAAGGGTTGATGAATTATTTATTAATAAAGACCAAGCTCTTTGACAGTTTGAAAAATTTTCTCCAAATTTAGACGACCCACCATTAAAACTTACCGTTTTGGTTACTTCTAAACCTAGATTTAATAAAATATTTTGAACTTGAGTTACAAGCTCTTCCGAAGAGCTTGTAAACCCGACCTGACATCTTATAGATTTTTTATTTTTATTTTTTTGAATTGATGCCCACCCATCCGAATCGTAAAGACCCGACAACAAGGAGCATACATTTTCCTTGCTATTATTTAGCAATAAATAGGGAATTTTTTTCGAACCCGCTAGGTCTAAAGAATTAAAGCCAATTTTTTCAAGCCATTTTGCAAAAGATTTTCTACATAAAGCTAATAGATAAGTGTTAGAATTTTTTGTTAAATTAGGTTCTGAATATTTTCTATTTGTTACGTCGCAGATAAATCGAGCAATCCATTGAGCGGTCTCTAAATCTCCAGTCGTAATACCGACCCCACGACAAACACCATCGCGTTTGTAATAATGACCGTCTCCGATCATGAGTCCAAAGAAGTAATACCAATCATTTATAGATCTTTTGAGGGGATTAAACTCAAATCTAGACTCGATAGGTTCAAATAATTCAAAAATGTTGTCATTTTCTTCTGGCCATAAATTAAAACCTTTTCTAATGGGAATAATATCTCCAATTTTTAAGTCTTTTGAAAAAGTCCAATCAAAGTCTAAAGTGTTGGGGTTAAAAGTCAAAGTTCTATGATAATCTAATCCACCGGAACGATACCCGGCAGATGTCGTAGCCTCCCAAATCTTTTGTTTATGATTAATTGTTTTTCTTTGAACCTTGTTGTATCCATACAAACTTTGAACTTCGTCCCCCTCCTCAACATCAATTATTTTCTTTATACCCCTTTTTGTATGAATCATTTCATTATGAACAGAACATTTTCCCGCCCCACGGGGCAACACCATCATACAAGTATCAGCAATCATGAGAGATTTTGCAATCATCTCTTGAATTGGATACATTTGAATTCCAAAGAATAAATGTGCAGTATACCCAAGATTGTTTCTTAAAAATTTAAACAACCAAATCTTCGAATCTTCTTGAGAAAGATTCCCCTCTAAATTGAGAATTTCCTCGTTAACAATTTTAGAGGAAAATTCAAATCTTTTTGGTTGTATTCCCTTAGCCCACATTTTTGCTTAAAAAGTAACCGAGATCGCAGTTCCACATTTCGCGACCATAATATAAAATCTTTCGAGTAATGTCGTTAGCTTCTTGCGAATTTTTACAAAAAACGAATTGACATGATTCATAATTATTTAATAAGATTTCTCGAACATTATGAAGGGCGAAACTTTCTAGTCTGTCGTAATTTTTATAAAATTTTTTATTTACTGAATGAGGCAATCCATCAATTGTTGACTCGACAACGACAAACAAAAAAGAATCAAAGCTCTTCGCTCTTTCGACCTCTTTTTTAAATCTATCAAAATTAACTTGAGAAGAGAAAGTTCCTAAAAAATCAGCGGCAGATTTTCTATCTACAAAGGTTTTAGAGTATCTTTCTCCTCCGACCGTATAATCTCCAAAGTCTAATTTATTTTGAATGGTTTTATAAAAAGCAAAGGGCTTTTTTTCTCTCGTGTCTATATGCACCTCCATAGAAAATTCCGAAACAGAATCTTCCCAAAAACCTTTTGGAAGTTTTTTGTTATAAAATTGAATTACTCCCACCTCTTTAGCAAATTCTTGGCAAGAGCCGTATAACGCGCGAATAGTCTCTACCCCCGCCATTTGTGCAAGTCGAAAATAAACGTCGCTAGGCAAAAACTCAAGATTTTTAATTTCTTTTAAAATCAAAAACTCCGCTAAAAGAGCTTCTTTAGCTTCGTTTTTTTGCTTCTCTTTGTAAAAAGAGAGCCTGTTGGCGTAAGAATTAAAGAATGACGAAAAATATTGTTTTTTGTTTTTAAATTCAATAAAAGATCCATCCCATAAATCATAACGTGGAAACCAAGTTTTATAATACTTCTCAGAGCCGCCGTGTTGCTTCAAATGTTTTTCAAGAGAGCTTTCGGCAGAAAATTCTTTTTTGCACGTTAAACATCTAAACATTTAAATCAACTCTTCCTTTGAAACCCCAAAAATTCTTGCACGAAATTCGTCCATTGTTTCCAGATCGTCCGCTGTGTCTTCAATAAGCTTTGTTCTCATCTGAGCCTTTAAAACCATTTGATCCCTCTCTTGTTTATCCTGAAACGCTTCAACAAGGGCCAGAATATTTGCATTTACCGCTTGTTGTTTTTCAACCCTTTTGGATCTATCTCCATTTAATTTAGTAATTGTATCGCTGATCCTTTTTTCGCAAGCATTTAATTCGTCATTAATTGTCTTAAGGTGTTCGGTTTGCTTGATACTGATTTCGGCGTCGTCGGCTTGATTATCCAAAGCGGCCAAAAATGTATCCATCCTATTTTGAATGTGTTTGGCGCGAACAATATTTGAACAAACCATCATATACAAATTAAGTTCCTCATTTGTCAAGTCGGGCTTGTCCCAAGTATAACGAATAAACTCTGATTCAAATAAATTTCTGTCGTCTTGTGTTTTTAAACTATTGATCGTTGTCCAAAGTTTATAAACTTGTAGATAATCAAACAACCTTTCGATTCCCTTGCGGCACTTGTTGGGCAATTTGTCTTTACTACAAGGCAAATCTAAGTTGCACCATTTATTGACCAAACTAATAACAGCTTCAATCCTTTTTGGTTTGTGCCATTTTCCATCAGCAATAACCAAAGTATGATCGACAACATCCGGCCTGTATTCTTCTAAAAAAGAGAGAACGGTTCTATGTTCCTGAGTTAGTGGTTTTAGATTTGGGTCTTTAAAGACCAAGCGAGCAATCTCAATAGGAGACGTTTTGTTGTCCAAAGAATCAGACATCAAGAACTTCATTTGTTCTTCTGTCAAATCTAGCTTCCCCTTCTTACTTCCACCCTTTACGCCATAATCCTTTCCTTCTCCGGCAAGAAACGACCGAATTTGTCTCCCCAACTTACACCTTCCGTCTAATTTGGGGTTATTTCCAACCCTTTGAGTAATAAGGTTTAGATCCTGCGTCTCTTCAAACAAAGCCAGAATCTTTTCTTTTTGTTCGTTGGTGAGTTCCTCGTTCAAAAGATATCCTCCTCCCTCATGACTTGTTGGGCAACTTCAACAAACCTCTTTTTGAGAAAGTCCAAAGTTTTATACTTAGGATTGTTATCATCCATCTCACTTGCAATTTTAGTAACCACCGATTCATCTTCTTGATCTATGAAAAGTAATTTATAAACTCGTCTATGTTTTTCATTCAACCTCTTCATAACTTCAAAATGAAGTCGATTTGAGCTATGATCATAATCAAATTCATTATGAATTGGAACTTCGTGTTCAACGACTTGATTTTCGATAGCAAGGGTCATTTCAACATCATGCTTGCTCTTTTTTTTCTTGCTCCATCTTGAATAAACTTCGCAAGTATCATCTTGGTGCCCGCTTTTGGTAAAAGCGCAACCCGTATCAGAGGTGTAATGAGGGCATTTGAGACAAGGCTTTTGAAAAGAGGTGTAGTGATTTCTAATAAGATTTGTGATTTGATGGCAAATTAATGTATGACACCAAGGTTTAAAATTTCTTTTTTGATCCCACAAATGCCATTTATTGTAAATATGCAATCGAATAATTTGACAAACATCCTTGTAATCCATCCATTGAACTGCGTCTAGATGCCAACGGTGTTTGTTCCGTTGGAGCAGTTCTTCGATATCTTGAATTTTATCCTCGAAAAAGAACATATTAATTGCCGCTGACCTCTCTTGAGGTTTGCACTTTGGCGCATTCTCGCCGAGTCGCGGCTACAACATCTCCACCCTCGACCCGAAATTCGGGACGTGAAAAACGCTCTTTACGCGGAGAAGCAGAATGAATGGCCAAGTCTTCAAAGGTTGGGAAACGCGGCGCTGAAACAACAGCTTCAACACTATTAACCAATTCTCGCTTATCTATCTGAAGATCTTCAAAATTTTCGTCTTCGTCTTCATCTTCGTCGTTATTGACAAAAATGCTTTTTCTTTTTACTTTTGCGGGGGTAGAATTAGAAGCTTTTGACTTCAGGACTTCTGCCGCTCTATTTAAAACGGCACCGCATCCGCCACAAAATTTAGGGCGAACGGATAGATATTCGTTGGCGAAACCACAAGCGATACAATACTCCTTCATCGTTTTTTAATTTGTCTATTAAATCCTTACACAATAATATATCTATTCAAGATAAAAAAATCAATCAGACCTTTTGGCAATACCCAATTTTTCCATAGCAAATCTTAAAAACCCACTTCTTAAAATATCGCTAGGATCACGCATTTCAAAATTCCAAATACCGTGTTCTTGAGATTCTTCGTCATTAAAAGCCTGACAGAATTCCTTAAAACCACTATTTTTAATATCTTTCTGAACTTCAGAGTCCCCTAAAAAGAATGCTCTTGTTCTTTCGCCCATTCGTGAAATTATCAATAAAAAATTCGGGAAAGAAAAGTTAGCCGCTTCGTCACAAATGAGAGTGCAATTGTTAAAACTTCTTCCTCTTAAATAATTTGGGGGGATACATTCAACATAACCTTCATTAATTAACTTATTAGCCTGAGACTCCGACAAAAATTCACTTAGTTTTTCAAACATGACTTCGTCATAAACCTCCGTCTTTTGGCTTAAATCTCCTTTCAAATAACCAACCTTAGCGCAATCAGAAGCTTCGACGGGATTTCGTATATAATAAATCTTTCTAGTTTTTCCTTCTTTTAAAAGGCGGAGGGCGGCTAAAACCGCGCAATAAGTCTTGGCTACGCCAAAAACTCCGTCAATATTGATTATACGGGAATCTTTAGCTTCCATTTTTTCAAGAATCACCTTTTGCTTTTCGGTTAATTCGTGCCGGACTTGAATATTTAAATCAAAATCTATTTTGGATTTCTGAAAAATATAAGGAGATTTATCTTCCTTTTTACTCTCCCCGGAAGCTCCGGGGGTCTGCTTGCGAGAAGCGTTTTTATGAGGCATCAACTCTTTTTACACCAAGGGGGCTGTTCCTAGCCCCCTAGAACACCCGTGATTTTTTGAAAAATTTTCTTGACAAACCCCTTTTTAGGATTAAATTGAGTTATGATTCCAACAAAACAAAATGTTCAATACGCAATTTCTTGTCTAGGTCCATACGACTACAATAAATACGGAGGAATTGGAGTATTCACGGGGCTTTCTGATGATTTTCCTTGTGATGGAGGTTTAGAAAAGGTCTTTGAGTTTGAAATTGAAGACGGCAGCTTTTGTTGGTTTGGAGAAAAAGATATTATCGGAGAAATTAAATAATTAAATGACGCTCAAAACAACATTAAAAACCGCCAAGAATCTATTTAATGATGGATTCGTCGTATCTCACGCAAATCTAGGAAGTATTTATAACGTCTTAACTGGAGAAACCCAATATCCCCCGATGGAGGTCGTTGAGGTTTTAGATTTTCTATGTAGATTTAATCAGGAAACAAGAAGTAAAGTATCAAGTAATTAAATGAAAACACTATTAACAATCACAACGATTCTCGCCCTCGCTTGGGCGCTACAATTAAAATTCCAAAAGATTCCTCAAGTTCGCGCTTCTTACGAAGCCCAATCTGGAAAAATCGAGGACTTGGAAAAGGAGAAGGCTAAGGAACTCTCTCTTCTTACAAATCAAATCGAAGACCTGACTTCAAAACTGGAGTCGGCGTAAAAAATTAATATGGATCTTGTTAAGCAATTAAAGCAAAAACAAGAAGAGTTGCCCGTTACAATTGTTGAAACTGAAAAGCCTAAAGAAGACTATTCTACGCAAAATTCTGTCATTATGTCGAAAATAGCACGACTTACTGACGAAAAAAGACTTGAAAAAGAGAAGTTGGATGTTAGTGTTAGTCAAATAGAACAATTCCTTGAAAAAGGAAAATCTTTATTGAGCGAGCATCAAAAAATTAAACCAGAATTTAAAGAGGGAAAAATCAGAACCTCTGATGCCGATAGGCAAAAGTGGTTTGAGCAACACAAGGCCCGAGAAGATTTCTTAAAAACAGAAATTGGAAAATTAGAAGGTCAAAAAGAGAATTTATCAAGGTCTTATAATTCTATCGCGGCAAGGATCGACTTGGAAATTCAAAAATTAGAAAAAGAGATTAAGTGAAATCTGGCCCCAAAAGACAGACAATTAAAGAAGTTTCCAACAATCATTCTTGGAATAAACATCTAAATTGGTGGCAATCCAGATTCTTCTGGAAAAGAGAAAGGCAAATAGAAAAAAGGGAAATTAATAAAGAGGTTAATGATAACGACAAGGAATATTAAAGCTTGGAGATTTAATGCTATTAGGTCTTTTCTTTCTTATGGGTTTTTGCGCGAGAACGTCGTTTTGGCTGGTGGTTCACTACGAACATTCGTAGACCCAAAAGAGAAGATTCAAGATTTCGATCTATTCTTTTTGGGCGAAGAAATTAAACCGATCAAAGACAAACTGGAAAAAGACATTCTAGAAAGCGGGGGTAAGAAAATTTACCAATGCAAGGAAGACGAGCTTCGTTCTTTTGAGATTCATGGAATGAAAATTCAATTGATTTCAATTAAAAACAAAAAATACAAATCAGTTGAAGAAATCTTAAATTCCTTTGACATTAATGCGTCGCGATTCGCGCTTCAAACGGGTTATTATGATTTTCGCCTTTCTTTTTCCAAAGAATCAATTCAAGACGTTAAGAAAAAACATATCACAATTAATAAGGTGACATATCCAGTAGCAACCTTAAAGAGAATTGCCAAATATAAAGAAAAAGGGTATCAAATTACATTAGCCGCAAAAGAATTTGTTTCTCAAGTTTCCAAGAACCCTCTTGACATGGATTTAGACATGGTTTATATTGATTAATCATGAGTGTAGAAGACGAAACGTGGGATCGGCCAATTTGTAAATATTGTGCCAAAGAAATCCAACACGGAGAGAAAACAAAGCATTATAAAGGAAAATGCGCTAAAGATCTTAGCCCCAAGGTCTACGGATTGCCGGAACATCTTTTGAAATATAAACTCGCTCATTTCTTTTATCACGCTACGGGGGAGGGCGTTACGCTACAAGCTCAAATTCTTCACAATGACGTTTTGAAACCTGTAATTGGTTGGGAAGGATGCCCACCGACAGTTATTCCAGCAGTTATTGAAAAGGAATTATTCAATCAAAAATACTTAGATTGGAATCCAGAATTTAAAGCAAAATTCTATGAGGTTTTTGGAATCCAAGCGTGGGAATATTTTTTGAATGCCGCTTATAAAAACGCGAGCATTAACCTTAAGATGGAACTACATTATAATCTTTCATGATTGAAAAACTTAAAGAAATCCAAAATGAGTTAAAAACTCAGGATAATAGAAGTACGGCAGATCCGATTTTTCTTGTTCAAGAGAAAGAAAGGGTTTACGGGATGGACACCGAATACGCGCCCGAAACCTGTTATTATGACTCGGAAAATTATTGCGAAATTTCTGAGGAAGAATATGAAGCGTTAGACGGAGAAGGTTCCGTGGATTATATTGGGTTTTTCGATCAATGGCGAATCATTCAACCATTTTTTACAGAAAAGGCGGCGCAACAATACATTGATGGAAATTATTATAGACATAAAGGAGAACTAAGAATCTATGCCGATTCTCTTTATAGGAATTCAGAAATGAAAATGATTAGAGATTATATTTTGAATTTAGAATGAAGTGTTATAACTGTAAATTAAACGGAATCTGTCGCGAATTAAGAAGTAAAAGCAAGGAGCATTTTAAGTGGTCTTTCCATAATTTAATAGCTCACCCTTTGAGTGAAATTGCATATTTGGTTGGTCTTAAAAAACTAAGCGATTCCATTCACGATAATAGTATCCCAAAGCACGAAGAAGGAACTTGACGAGGATGAGTAAATTTTATATTCAATCTGGCTATCAAGGCAAAGAAGTAAGCTCCCTTATTTTCAATTACCCAAAAGAAACTTTTAGCTATTCCGCTATCGAAGAATGGCACGGTCAACCGATTGTCGGGAGCGTTGAATTTGTAGAGGAAATGATTGGAAGCAAAAGTCCAGATTATTATCCGAATTTCCTGCAAGATTTCTGGAAAAGAGAGATTTGGTATATGGAAGGACTTTATTCTTTGGAGGATG